ATGTCAAACATCAAAAAATACATCATTGATTACGACTGGAAAGCATCAATAGAAATTGAAATCGACCATGACGTAATGACAGAGGAAAAACTTCACCAGATTAATAATTTCTGGTCAGACTCTGAATACCGACTCAATAAACACGGCTCTGTATTAAATGCTGTATTAATCATGCTGGCGCAACATGCTCTGCTTATAGCAATTTCAAGCGACTTAAATGCATATGGTGTTGTGTGTGAGTTCGACTGGAATGATGGAAATGGTCAGGAAGGATGGCCTCCAATGGATGGTAGCGAAGGAATAAGAATTACCGATATCGATACATCAGGAATATTTGATTCAGATGATATGACTATCAAAGCCGCCTGAGCGCTGCGTTACCGCATACCAATAACGCTTCACTCGAGGCGTTTTTCGTTATGTATAAATAAGGAGCACACCATGCAATATGCCTTTGCAGGGTGGCCTGTTGCTGGCTGCCCTTCCGAATCTTTACTTGAACGAATCACCCGTAAATTACGTGACGGATGGAAACGCCTTATCGACATACTTAATCAGCCAGGAGTCCCAAAGAATGGATCAAACACTTGTGGCTATCCAGACTAAATTCACTATCGCCACTTTTATTGGCGATGAAAAGATGTTTCGTGAAGCCGTCGACGCTTATAAAAAATGGATATTAATGCTGAAACTGAGATCAAGCAAAAGCATTCACTAACCCCATTTCCTGTTTTCCTAATCAGCCTGGCATTTCGCGGGCGATATTTTCACAGCCATTTTCAGGAGTTCAGCCATGAACGCTTATTACATTCAGGATCGTCTTGAGGCTCAGAGCTGGGCGCGTCACTACCAGCAGATCGCCCGTGAAGAGAAAGAGGCAGAACTGGCAGACGACATGGAAAAAGGCCTGCCCCAGCACCTGTTTGAATCGCTATGCATCGATCATTTGCAACGCCACGGGGCCAGCAAAAAAGCCATTACCCGTGCGTTTGATGACGATGTTGAGTTTCAGGAACGCATGGCAGAACACATCCGGTACATGGTTGAAACCATTGCTCACCACCAGGTTGATATTGATTCAGAGGTATAAAACGGATGAGTACAGCACTCGCAACGCTGGCTGGGAAGCTGGCTGAACGTGTCGGCATGGATTCTGTCGACCCACAGGAACTGATCACCACTCTTCGCCAGACGGCATTTAAAGGTGATGCCAGCGATGCGCAGTTCATCGCATTGCTGATCGTCGCCAACCAGTACGGCCTTAATCCGTGGACGAAAGAAATTTACGCCTTTCCTGATAAGCAGAACGGCATCGTTCCGGTGGTGGGCGTTGATGGCTGGTCCCGCATCATCAATGAAAACCAGCAGTTTGATGGCATGGACTTTGAGCAGGACAATGAATCCTGCACATGCCGGATTTACCGCAAGGACCGTAATCATCCGATCTGCGTTACCGAGTGGATGGATGAATGCCGCCGCGAACCATTCAAAACCCGCGAAGGCAGAGAAATCACGGGGCCGTGGCAGTCGCATCCTAAACGGATGTTACGGCATAAAGCTATGATTCAGTGTGCCCGTCTGGCCTTCGGATTTGCTGGTATCTATGACAAGGATGAAGCCGAGCGCATTGTCGAAAATACTGCATACACTGCAGAACGCCAGCCGGAACGCGACATCACTCCGGTTAACGATGAAACCATGCAGGAAATTAACACTCTGCTGATCGCCCTGGATAAAACATGGGATGACGACTTATTGCCGCTCTGTTCCCAGATATTTCGCCGCGACATTCGTGCATCGTCAGAACTGACACAGGCCGAAGCAGTAAAAGCTCTTGGATTCCTGAAACAAAAAGCCACTGAACAGAAGGTGGCAGCATGACACCGGACATTATCCTGCAGCGTACTGGGATCGACGTGAGAGCTGTCGAACAGGGAGATGATGCGTGGCACAAATTACGGCTCGGCGTCATCACAGCTTCAGAAATTCACAACGTAATAGCAAAACCCCGATCAGGAAAGAAGTGGCCTGACATGAAAATGTCCTACTTCCACACCCTGCTGGCTGAGGTTTGCACCGGTGTGGCTCCGGAAGTTAACGCTAAGGCTCTGGCCTGGGGAAAACAGTACGAGAACGACGCCAGAACCCTCTTTGAGTTCACTTCCGGCGTGAATGTTACTGAATCCCCGATCATCTATCGCGACGAAAGTATGCGCACCGCCTGCTCTCCCGATGGTTTATGCAGTGACGGCAACGGCCTTGAGCTGAAATGCCCGTTTACCTCCCGGGATTTCATGAAGTTCCGGCTCGGTGGTTTCGAGGCCATAAAATCGGCTTACATGGCCCAGGTGCAGTACAGCATGTGGGTGACACGAAAAGATGCCTGGTACTTTGCCAACTATGACCCGCGCATGAAGCGTGAAGGCCTGCATTATGTCGTGATTGAGCGGAATGAAAAGTACATGGCGAGTTTTGACGAGATGGTGCCGGAGTTCATCGAAAAAATGGACGAGGCACTGGCTGAAATTGGTTTTGTATATGGGGAGCAATGGTAATGAAGCATCCTCACGATAATATCCGGGTAGGCACGATCACTTTCGTCTACTCCGTTACAAAGCGAGGCTGGGTATTTCCCGGCCTTTCTGTTATCCGAAATCCACTGAAAGCACAGCGGCTGGCTGAAGAGATAAATAATAAACGAGGGGCTGTATGCACAAAGCATCTCCTGTTGAATTAAGAACGAGTATCGGGATGGCACATAGCCTCGCTCAAATTGGAGTCAGGTTTGTGCCAATACCAGTAGAAACAGACGAAGAATTTCATACGTTAGCCGCATCCCTTTCACAAAAGCTGGAAATGATGGCGGCGAAAGCAGAAGCAAACGAGAGAGACCCGGCATGACAACAACAGAATGCATTTTTCTGGCAGCAGGCTTCATATTCTGTGTGCTTATGCTTGCCGACATGGGACTTGTTCAATGACACCTCAGCAGGAAAACGCCCTTCGCAGCATTGCCCGTCAGGCTAATTCTGAAATCAAAAAAGCCAGACAGCAGTTTCCGGATAAAAACGTCGATGACATTTGCCGTAGCGTACTGAAGAAGCACCGCGAAACGGTAACGCTAATGGGATTCACACCGACTCATTTAAGTCTGGCGATCGGCATGTTAAACGGCGTCTTTAAGGAACGGTGAACATGAAAAGCAAAATCATCAGGGAGCTACAGGCTCCTTTTTTATTATTCGCATTCACCCTCAAGCGTATTAACCAACAATTCAGGGATTAATGAAAGATGGCAGACCTCATTGATTCAGCATCAGAAATTGAAGAATTACAGCGCAACACAGCAATAAAAATGCGCCGCCTGAACCACCAGGCTATATCTGCCACTCATTGTTGTGAGTGTGGCGATCCCATAGATGAGCGAAGACGCCTGGCCGTTCAGGGTTGTCGGACTTGTGCAAGTTGCCAGGAGGATCTGGAGCTTATCAGTAAACAGAGAGGTTCGAAGTGAGCGAAATTAATTATCAGGCACTGCGTGAAAAGGCAGAGAAAGCAACTAAAGGAAGCTACATCGTAGGGCATACATCTGTTAACCAGCACGGCAATTTAACAGGAGTTTTTGTTTGCCAAAAATGGAAAGGAGAACCCGGTGGCGTGATTGCGGAATGTCATGTTAACTGCCTGATTGAATCAGATGATCAGGCTTATGCAAACGCTGAATTCATAGCAGAGGCTAACCCGGCTACCGTGCTGGCACTGCTGGATGAACAGGAAAGAAACCAGCAATACATCAAACGCCGCGACCAGGAGAACGAGGAGATTGCGCTTACGGTTGGGAAGCTGCGTGTTGAGCTTGAAGCAGCAGAGAACAACCTTATTGATAGTGAATGCCATGTTGCTGAACTGGAAGAAGCTCTACGCGATAAGCAGGCGTTACTTGAAGCCTCAGAAAAGCGCAACGCAAAATTACAAAGCGAGAATGCATACATCCGCAACCGGTACAAAGAACTGGACCTATTAATCGGGAAAAACATTCTGGTCATGCAGGCTGCCATTATCGAATGGCAGGCAACTGGCGACGCTAAGAGCGGACTAGCATGGATTTATAACACACTGTTTGGCCCTGGCGAATTACCGGACGAATCTGAGAAAGATGCTCAGGCCTACTTTAATCGCAAATATGCACCGATTGACGAAAAGCTTATGGCGCTTCACAAGTGGTTTTGGGAACAAAGTGAAGCCGAGCGCGCCGCTGGCATTCGCATCAAAGGAGGTGAGTAATGCGTGTGGCATGTATCGGCTTGTTACCGTATCCGACTCGTTTTTGGGCTTCTGCGCTAATTGCAAAGAACATCATCCCGACACCAAAGCGCCGCCATACCGGTATTGCAGCGGCACGACGAGCAGCAAAGAGATGCAGGAGAGCAAAACGATGAAAAACCGTAAAGCAAAGATTCTGTTAGTTCGTAGAAACGCTCCTGGCGTCTGGCAGTGGGTGAGACTCAGCAACCGACGGATGGGGTTGATGAAATATTACGGGATGATGGATTGTGGTTTTTGCAAAAAGCCCAGCGCGGAGCAAAACCGCTGGAAAAACCACTTGCGCACTAAAGGAGAGTGATATGGCTATTGCTGCAAGTTACACCATGCATCTCTATTGTGATTGCCTCCAGTGTACAGATGGCAAATATAAGTCGCCAGACTTCGGTGAGTATATAGGTACGTCATGGGCTGGCTGTGCAAAAGAGGCGCGCAAGGATGGCTGGCGAATAAGCAAAGACAAAACGCGTGCTTTTGCGCCCGGGCATAAAGTTTTGAGGATTAACAAATGACCACTATTACCAAAGAGCGACTGCTGACAATCAAGCAGTGGCGCGAAACATACGGACCTGGTAGCAACGTTGTACTGCCAGCAGAAGAAGCGGAAGAACTGGCACGGATTGCTCTGGCAGCGCTGGAAGCTGAACCAATAGGTGCATTCCACATTGCAGAACAGCAAGTTGACGGCACAAGTGACTACCTCAAGGATGGAGAATGGCCTATTGATAATGGAATTATTGAGGTCTACGCCGCTCCCCCGTTCCAGTAGTACCGGAAGAAAAACCAATGCCTAATCCTCTTAGCATGTACGCGGTTGATGCTGTTGCCGCTATTGCAGAGGTGAGAGGCTGGAACGCCTGCCGTGCCGCTATGCTTCAGGGGAAAGGAGAGTGATATGGACAAAAACACACCTGCTTACTGGAGTTTATCACTTGATACTGAATGCCCAAAATGCGGCCACAATTTCGATCTGCTTTGCGATGCTGATTTCTGGGAATTTTCTGGAGCAAAACAGGCATGTGAAGAAATAAAAGGTTACGAAACATGCTGCCCAGAATGTAACCATGAATTTAAAACAGATTTTGTGTATTGAGGCATAACGAATGACCACTTTTACTAAAGAACAATTAATAGAGATAATTAAGCGCAATATAACGGTTATGGATCGTTATCCTGATTTAGTAACTGCACAAATGGATCTGGAAGTATACAAAATCGCGCTGGCATCACTGGAAGCAGAACCAATTGCTTATATTTTCAAACATCCAGCCGGAAAATTATTCTGGTCGTTGACCGATGAAAGCAATAAAGAACAACCGGACGTGATTTCTGTTTATGCTGCCTCACCTGCACCGATATCGTCGGAGGCCATTGAAAACGCAATTGAATACATCCGCAGTATCGCTTTTCACATCGATGAAGGCGATTATCACGGCAAACATATTGCGTATTTCATGCGACAAGCATTGGCCTGGCTGGAAGGGTATTCATGCCGCGATGACAGCCAGGGCAAATCCGATAATTCACCATTGCCGCGCTACCAGGTTATCGAATTAACAATGCTGGTTAAACAATTGGTCAGCCAACTGAAAAAAGCAAAACCTGATTGCAAATTACCAGATAGGGCGATGGATTATCTTTTGCGAAACGGACTGGTAAGTGCGGAGGGTGTTTTACGATGACCATTTCTACCAAAAAGCCTCTTTATGCTGAGGTTCACAATGTTCCTGATAATTATGAGTTCACTGACGAGGAACTAAACAGAATTATTGCAGGTGATATGTTCACTCCTCGTCAGGACGCAATAATGGCACGGGAGATACAGAAACTCCGCGCCGCCATGCTTCATGGTGCCGAACTTGTAAGCCAGACTTACAAGTTGAACGAGCTGTCGGGCAACTCTACGGTAACTCCGGATGGTTGGATAAGCTGTAGTGAGCGAATGCCTGAAAAGAACCAGAATGTGCTTATTTCGGTGAATTTCGATAGATCTCTGGTTGAACCGCTAATATGCTCCGCACGCTATACAGGAAGCACCTTTCGGCGTGGGCAGATAACGGTTGCGCCTGGTAATGGTATTGAACAGGCCACACACTGGATGCCGCTACCGGAACCGCCGCAGGAGGTTAACCGTGGCTAACCTGCAACTTGCCAGAAGTGGAATACGATTTGTTCCAATCCCGATTACAGCAGATGCAGAACTTCATCTGTTTGGTGAAATTCTTTCCCGCAAGCTGGATGAACTGGAAAAGCTGGTAGAAGAAGCTGACACCTCACCAACCGTATAACAGCCCCACCGACATTAAAATATCAGGAGAAAAAAATGAACGCAGTGCTCACAGAATTGAACAAATTAGGAAAAGCATCAGCCGAAAGTATTTCTAAAGGTCTCAATATTGATTTGAATGACGTTATTGACACTCTATGGAAGTTAAAAAACCAGGGGGTAGTAACTGTAAAAAATGGCATCTGGCAGGCAGTTGCAAGGGAAGTGGACAAAAAACCAAATATCGCCTCAGTGCAGCCAGTGCAGCCAGTGCAGCCAGTGCAGCCAGTGCAGCACAACATTATAGGTGACCTGCTACGTAAATCACGGAAAGAAGCGCGTCGCGCCGGGCGGAAACAGAAACGATGGGAGGGTGCATGTAAGGCGCTGCAAGAACTGAATAAATACCGTGACTTGATCAACGAATTGTCAGAGTGAGCGAATCACAGAGAGAATATTTTGAGAAACAACCCGCGTACATTAATATTGTTTTTCCTTTCTCTAATGACGGGCGGTATCCTGTTATTCGCAGGAACAACATTATTTATTTTTGTTGCCCGGCTAACTGCGAGGATAATGACATGAAAATCACATTTGAAAGTTACGGTTTAACAGCAAGTGTGGTTATCTCCAGCTCTATATTCGAAAGCCGCAAACATCAGCATATCGTTGATGCAGTGAAACTCAAAGCCCCGGAAGTTACCGTCACAACACATGGACTTTTCAGGATACGAACGACGTTGACTACAACACACCTCTCGGCATGCCGTGTTTATGATATGGCACTCAAGGAATACAACCAGTGTTCGTCCTGATCCAGCGCGGGCAGTCTTTCGTTGATGCCAACAACTATCCGGTAGAAATATGCAAGGTAACTCTGACTCAGGTGATCTACCGAAGGCTCGACGGCAGAACCAGAGCCACTTCAATTGGTGCATTTAATGAAGAATTTGAGCGAATCGAGCACAACGAACTGCATATGATTAAAGCGGAAATTGAGAAGGAAAAGCATATTGCCAGCCTTCGAAAAATGCGCCGTACATCAATCAACTGACAACCGCCTTCGGGCGGTTTTTTCTTACACATGCAGAGGCAACTTATGCGCGAGTTAGTAAACCAACATAACCATGGCATTCAGCCAGTCATCACACCTGTTGTACAGATAAATGCGAATGAATGGGTAACACTGGAGCTTTTAATGGCTGTAACAGGCCTGAGAAAAGGAACAATATTACGCGCCAGGGACAGTGCGTGGATGAACGGCAGAGAATATAAACAAATCGCCCCCGACGGAACGCCAAAGAAAAACAGCGAATGTCTCTATCATCTTCCTACCATCAACACTTGGATCAAAAACCAACCCTTACCATCTCAGGATGTTTAATTCTTGTCCATAAGAGTATAACCTGAGCGTGCTCTTGGACGCAGGAGGAACAATGGCGAATTCAGCCTATCCAGCCGGCGTTGAAAATCACGGAGGAAAACTCCGAATAACGTTTAAGTACAGGGGTAAACGAGTGCGCGAAAATCTTCGCGTGCCCGATACACCGAAAAACAGAAAGATCGCTGGTGAGTTAAGGGCTTCGGTCTGCTTTGCAATCAGAACAGGAACGTTTGATTATGCCGATCGATTCCCTGACTCACCTAACCTGAAGCTATTTGGCCTGGTAAAAAAAGATATCACCGTCGGTGAACTGGCACAGAAATGGCTTACTCTGAAAGCAATGGAAATCGGTAGTAACGCCTTAAATCGTTATCAATCAGTGATGAAAAATATGCTACCGAGGCTTGGTCCTGGCAGGCTGGCGTCATCGATTACAAAAGAAGATCTGCTGTTTATCAGGAAAGATTTACTGACCGGGGAAAAGGGAAGCAGGAAAACCAGCACGTCCCGAAAAGGAAGAACCGTACCCACAGTGAACTATTACATGACAACAACAGCCGGAATGTTCAGCTTTGCCGCCGAAAACGGGTATCTGGAGAAAAACCCGTTTAATTCAATAACACCGCTGAGGAAATCAAAACCAGTGCCGGATCCACTGACCAGAGATGAGTTTAGCCGTCTCATTGATGCCTGCCATCATCAACAGACCAAAAACCTCTGGACAGTGGCTGTTTTTACAGGGATGCGACACGGTGAAATTGCCGCACTTGCATGGGAGGATATCGACCTGAAAGCTGGCACGATAACAGTGCGACGAAATTTTACAAAAATAGGTGATTTTACGCTACCAAAGACCGACGCAGGCACTAACCGGGTTATACATCTTCTGGCACCAGCAATTGAAGCACTTAAAAACCAGGCGATGCTTACTCGTCTTAGCAGGCAGCATCAGATCACTGTTCAATTACGCGAGTACGGAAGAACAATTTTGCACGAGTGCACTTTTGTTTTCTGTCCGCAAATCGTTCGCAAGAATCACAAGGCGGGTATTAACTACGCGGTAAGCTCCATCGGAGCGACATGGGATTCAGCAATAAAAAGAGCGGGTATCCGATCCCGTAAAGCGTATCAGTCACGCCATACCTATGCGTGCTGGGCTTTATCTGCCGGAGCAAACCCGACATTTATTGCATCACAGATGGGGCACTCCAGCGCCAGCATGGTCTACAATGTTTATGGTGCATGGATGCCTGAGTGCAGCGTGACTCAGGTTGCCATGTTGAATAATGTCCTTAATGCCCGTGCCCCAGACGTGCCCCAAAGTGACCAGGAGGATGAAATAAAATTATATTTTTCAAAATGATAAACCATATCCTTAGTCATGTTGAAACGATGGCACGCGCAGTCGCTGAGGGTGCAAGCAAAGTCGATGGCGCAGAAGTTGTCGTTAAGCGTGTACCGGAAACCATGCCGCCGCAATTATTTGAAAAAGCAGGCGGTAAAACGCAAACTGCACCGGTTGCAACCCCGCAAGAACTGGCCGATTACGACGCCATTATTTTTGGTACACCTACCCGCTTTGGCAACATGTCCGGTCAAATGCGTACCTTCCTCGACCAGACGGGCGGCCTGTGGGCTTCCGGCGCACTATACGGAAAACTGGCGAGCGTCTTTAGTTCCACCGGTACTGGCGGCGGTCAGGAACAAACTATTACTTCAACCTGGACGACCCTTGCGCATCACGGCATGGTAATTGTCCCCATTGGCTACGCAGCGCAGGAATTATTTGACGTTTCACAGGTTCGCGGCGGTACGCCGTACGGCGCAACCACCATCGCAGGCGGTGACGGCTCACGCCAGCCAAGCCAGGAAGAACTGTCTATTGCTCGTTATCAAGGGGAATATGTCGCAGGTCTGGCAGTTAAACTTAACGGCTAA